TTTATGGTGATTGGATAGTGGCTCATAACGGTATTATTAGTAATTTTGAGAGTTTATGTAGAGAGTATTTTCCTGACGAAGATTTTACCGGTAGGACAGACAGTTGTATTATACCGCGTATGTTAGAAATTAAATTAAAAGTATCAGAAGCTATGGAATCTCTTAAAGGTACGTATGCTATATGGGCTTTTAATTCTAAACATAAAAAGACTTATCTTGCCAGAAGTGCGAGTACATTATTTGCTAATCCGGTTACAGGATGTTTTTCGTCTACCGAGTTTGAAGGTAGCGAGTCCTTAAGTGAAGGAACTGTTTATGCAATACAAGATTACGATTGTATAGTGCCTGTTGGGAGATTTAAGCATAAGTCTCCGTACTTTATATTCTAAGTATAGGGTATGCCTGCAAAGAAAACACCTGAAAGAAATACTGCTATAGACTATATCAATAGGGATATAGTCAATGTAAAAGAAGACCTTGCTAATATAAGCAAGATTGTTCGGGACGGTAACGGTCATCCTAGTTTAATGCAACAGGTTGCGACTATTAATAATGATATAATGCATTTAAGAGCTGAAATGGATAGTCGTTTTAATGAAACCCGAGACTTAATGGAAGTGTATCACAGTGAGACATACACTGCAGTGAACAAATGTGAAGCAAAACATCAAAAACAACAAGGTTTGCATTGGCATATGCAAACAGCCATTTGGGTTGCGTTAATAAGTAGTGTTACAGATTTATTGATTCATTTTTTCGGTAAATAGTAGTAGATTTATTTTTATAAACCTTTATACTGTAAGCACTATATGAAAGGCTTACAGCTAAACACAGAAGAAAAACAACTCCTAGTAGAATCACTATTGTTTACAGCTCATTGTGATGTGTGTTCAGACCACACCGTTACCCATCGCAAGCGCTTGCTTGAATTAGCAGAAAAAATTAATGATAGAAATAACAAGCTACACAATATTTATCTGTATTCTACCGGGGTAACTGAAGACACTTCAGTTAATGAACTAACTCGTAGGTTTCCTAACATACCTTTAGAAACTGTTATTCAAGACTAATGAACGTATATATCGGTTTTTGTTCTACTGCAGCTTCTTATTCAGATCTTAAGAATAAAAGCAAATACACCATTGTTAATAGTGAAAACTTAGATAGTGTTAAAATTGTTAACGGTACTTTTAATAACAAAACCGCTATCGCTAAAGTATATAACTCTTTTATTGACACTTACAAGAATGAAGATTGTGTGTTAGTGTTAACACATGATGATATTGTTATAACTGATAAAAACTGGACAGGTAAACTACATCAAGCACTTGAAAAGTACGACGTAGTGGGGTTAGCAGGTGGATTGAACCCAAAAATACAACCACCAGTGTTATGGCATATAATGTGTCCCAAGGAAGACTTAAAAGGCAGTGTTAACCATGTTGATTTTAACAATAATAATGTGTTTAACACACATTTTGGTAAAAACGGTAGAGTAGCCCTCTTAGACGGTTTGTTTTTAGCGTTTAACCCTAAAAAAATATTTGAAGCCGGGGTTAAATTTGATGAAACATGCCCAGCTAAGTTTCACTTTTATGATTTAGACTTTAGCCTACAATGTAATAAAGCTAAATTAAAATTAGGTACTACAAATATCGCAGTTACCCATGCTTCACCAGGTTTGAGAAACTATACAGAAGAATTTAACTTGGGGCAGGATTGGTTTTTAGTTAAAACAAGATCTGGAGCTTATTAAAATTTATACTATAATTTAACTTATGATTATTACAGACCAAAATATATATAACGGAGACTTTATTCACAAACGTTTTGCTTACAAGTACTTTAGAGACAAAACTCTGGCTGTGGGTAATATTGTTAGTTATGTAGCTCCTGTAGAGGTTACATTAAACCTTATTGACTTAGAAGATTCTTTAGAAAAAGACTATATCTATAGTGATTCTATGATTAATTTCTGCTGGGAAATACCTAACTTAGACCCGTTCGGTGCGGTATGTTTTCAGCGCTTGTTTAATACAGCAATTGCTAATATCTTACACGCCTATATCAAGAAACCTATTGAAATGAAGGGCGATGACTTGATCGTACACGCTGAACATAATCAAGGCGGTATTGTACAACAAAAAGGTAAAGCTTCTGTTAGTATTACATACTCTAAAGACAATGTAGCTATTGGACATACCGGTATTAATATTAGCGCAGGTAAAAAAGCTCCTGCTTTTGCGTTTAGCACTAATTTAAAACCTGAAGACGCTGAAAAATTCCAAGTACAAGTGCATCAGCAATTTTATCAAATGGTAGACAACATTTTTGTTGCTACTGCTAAGGTAATTGTTTAATGTTTGACTATTTAAACAAGATTCTTTATAAAGCTAAAGAATCTGATATTAGTAATCTTAATGAGGATAAGGAATTTCAACCATTCCTTATCCAGCGTTGGTGTTCTATGCATTCAACACCAGTTGCACAGATTATTAATGATACTACTAATAGATATTGGGGATGTTACGAAAATAATAAAGACTGGTACGTAGCATTAAAAACTGTTATCCCTAATTGTAAGTTTAAGAGAATCAGTTATATTAAAAAGTCTAAAAAAGAAGCAGTTAAAAAGAATACTGAAAACATTAGAAAGGTTGCCAATAACCTTGAAATCTCTGTCAGAGAAGTAAATCAGTATATAGAGCAATTTAATTTACAAATACCAAATGAAGAAAAATCTACAACATAAAATTGAGCGGGATATTAAACGGAGTGGTTTAAGCCGTTCCGAACAGCATAAAGCACTTGAAGCTAACGAACAAGTTGAAACAGATAACACAAAAGGTTTGGTAAGACTTGAAAATTATCTTGGTTCAGACTTAAATCTTACAGATTGGACTCTTACGTCTTTGTTAGACGACCTTTTAATGTGTCAATTTGCGGATTGTAACGAAGATAACACTGAAATTATGAGAGAAGGTATCTTTGTACCCGCTAACGTAGTGCAATCTGCTTGGCGTGTAGCTAAAGTTATTATTGCCGGGCCGCGATGCAAAACTAAAGTAGGAGAACATGTTATATTTCCGAGTAACTTTGGTTTAAAATGCGCTAAAATGAACGGATTAAAAAACATTGTGTTTCTCAACGAAGAACGTATTTTTGGTAGAGCTATGCCTAATACTAAGTAATATGGATGTCGCCAGACACATTAATACGAATATTAAACACCCATGCTGTTGAATTAAAATTCACCAGACGTAGACCTTTACCCGGTAACGAATTTAGAAGAATGTTTGCCACTAACGATACAAATTTACTCAACAGTGTGCCAGGTCGCTTAGCATTAAATTTTCACGGAGCCCCTAAACATTTAAAATTCAGTCCGGAGCAAAAAGGATTAGTAATGACCTGGGATATTTTTATGCAAGACTTTAGGTTGGTTCCTGCTGAAAGTGTTGAAGTCGTAAGAGTGATCAAGACAACCCCACCAGACGAATTCTGGGAATATTTTAACCGAGTACTATCTAAGATGCCAGAATCTCAAAAAGTGGCATTTATGCACACATGACCGACAATATTGACAATTTACTCAAACCTTTACTACAAAAAGAGGTTACCTTTAACTTTAAGCATAAAACTTATAAAAGTGGCAAACTTCTTTTGTATAAACTATCAGGCAACTACCTTTCTTTTATGTTGGTTAATGAAAAAAAGAAAGAAACATTTGAAATACCATTTCCTTACTCAGCTGAAGAGAATAAAGGCAAAGTAAATTTTGATTATAGGTTAGAAACGTTAGCTGAAAACGACTTTGATTTGTTAATTGCCCTTAAGGGAGTAACTAAAGTCAAAAATAGTCGGTTTTATGATAGTGTGTTGACGATTTCGGCCTTGTAAAATTATAAAGGTACTGTATACTATACCTTTAAATAAATGAAGTTAGCAAAACCATTGATTAGTTACTTTCCTACTGGTAGTACGCCTCGCGAACACCAAATTGCTGGGTTAAACCAGATAGATGAAGCAATAAAGTCTGGTGCTAAATTCATTGTAGTACAAGCACCTACCGGTTCGGGTAAATCATTTTTTAGTAAAACACTATCCAACACTACTAATGAAGCAGACTCAGAATATGCAAAATTAGTTAATAATTATCAAGCGTTTGATAAAGATTTCCCACCTGTTTTTAATCGTTTTCCTAATCACGGGTTATTTGCTTTGACTACTACTAAGGCGTTACAAGATCAGTACGGTGATTTGTTTGAAGATAGTACAATTTTTAAAGGTAAAACCAATTATCAATGTGAAATTGATGATAGTTTTACAGTAGATCAAGCACCATGTGTTATTTCACCTAATCAAAAGAAAAGCTGCTGGAATAACTGTACCTGTCCGTACTACGAGATGCGTAATGAAGCGTTAATTGATAAATTTACTGTTTTAAACTACGCGTCTTTCTTTAATTTACCCGATCATGTCAAGAGACGTCAAATTATTGTGTGTGATGAAGCTTCAGAACTGGAAGACGAAATCGTAAAAAACTTTTCTGCTGTAATCAACTACAAGTCTTTAGCGTATCTTGATGTAAAATACGAAAAACTCACCACTGAAACACCTAAAAAAGTTTTAGGGTGGTTGTTAGACGTGCAAGGCTCAGTAGAAGACGCTATTGATAGTTTTAATGAGCGTTCACGTTTTGAGAAAAACAAGATTGAACTGGGTAAACAAAGACAGCGTAAAGATCTTTGCGATGCTATCAAGCATACTATTAACCACTGGGACGATGCGCAGTATATTGTTGAAAAAGACGCCGAAAAAGTCATTGTAACACCGTTAAAAATTGATAGACTCACTCATTGCTTATTTGATTTTGCTGAGGTCATCGTTTTAATGAGTGCCACCATTGTAGATCGTGATATTTTCACTAAAAATTTAGGTATTACTGATTACGAATATATAGAAGTACCTTCAACTTTTGACCCAAAACGCAGCCCAATAATAGTTGGCGACAAACTTCCCTTAGGCCAGAAGTACATTGATAAGAATTTAGGTAAAGCAATAGAAGAGTGTGTAAAAATTGCTAATTACCACAAAGATGAAAAAGGTATTATACATACTCACACGTTTAAAATTACTCAAGAATTGCAAAAAAAACTAAACGGTAGAAGATTTTTGTATAGAGAAGAGGGTACTACCAATGAAACCATTGTAAAAGAGCATTATATACGTACAGACCCTACTGTTTTGATAAGCCCTTCATTGACTATGGGGTTAGACCTTAAAGGAGACCTGGGAAAGTGGCAAATTATACTAAAATTACCTTACTTACCATTAGGGAACAAGAGAATTAAGATGCTACAAGAGCAAAACCCTGACTGGTATCGTATGAAAATGCTTATTACCTTAATCCAAGCTGCTGGAAGATGCACCAGAACTAAAGAGGATGAAAGCTGTACATATATTATAGACGGATTAGCCAGTAAAATTATAGACGAGTGTAGAGACAAATTACCAAAACACTTTTTAGATAGAATATATAAAAGTGCGTAAGTATAGTTTGTGCAACTATACAACTATCACTGGGAAATTAAGGATTTACTAACGCAATTTTTACAGGCGTTTGATGGTGCTATAGTTAAACGGTTTGATAACCAGCGTAATCCAGGAGCAGCAATAGCGGTTCGTTATGTATATTCTCCAAAACAGAGAGTTCTGTTTGATATGGTTGATAAAGCGCAGACGTTAACGCTTCCTGTGGTAGCATTTAGTATTAGTTCAATATCTCGTGATGTTAGTAGAGTCTTTAATAAACTTGACGGCTACTATTTTAACGTTAATTCTACCGATACAGCCAGTGTGCATACTTTGCAACCTGTACCGGTTAATATTGCAGTTAACATAAGCATTATTGCAAAGTTTCAAACTGATATGGATCAAATTCTTAGTAATTTCGTTCCATGGAGCGATCCGTATTTTGTTATTTCA